GTGGAATAATTGTTTCTTCATATAACGCTAATCTTGCTTCTGCTACATTGGCATAAGTTTGTGCATCAGGCACACCTACTAATTGAGACGGAACACCAAAGCACATGGCTATATCGGTTGCAGACATATGTTTAAGATTTAAAAAGTCCATATCCTTTGGTGTTAAACCCATTTCTTTCCAGTCAAAGTCACCTTCTAATAATAAAGGTCTACCTGCATTGCCTGTACCACTGAATCTATTATTTAAATCAGTGAGTAATTGTTGTCTTTGTGATTCTGTAAGGTTTACAGCAAACCCTGCATCATCTTGTGGTTTAAATATAACTGCACCACTTGGTCTTGCTCCATTGTTAAGTAGATTAACATTGTGTTTACTAGCCATATTAAATTGGTCAATCTCAACAGCTGCAGCACTCATAGGTGATAATCCATAGTAATCATCTAATGGATTCCAAAGCTTTATGTGTTTAAGTTCACTAAATCCATTCTCTTGATCTACTTCATAAGTATGATGCACTTTACCATTCAATACATATTGGTATTTATCAGGTATAGGATTGCCACTACCTTTGATTACAATTCTGTCAGGTCTTAGTTGATGTAACTCTTTAGGTGTACCTTGTTCTGCACCTACTTTAAGTATGTATGCATTACCACTTAAAAGCACATAACCAAATAAGCTGTTAAAAAACTCAGAGTAAGATTGTAATGGGTTTGGTCTATTTAGTAAGTCTATCAGTGGGTGTTGTTCTATGATTTGGTCACCAGCTTTCAAGATAAAGGGAACAGCACTAGCACCTCTTGATATTTCATTTACACAACGATAACAGATAGCATTTTTTAGATATCCTTCTTTTGCTAAGTCTTGATACTTATAACTCTTGATGTCATTTGAACCTACACCAAAATATCCCATCATGCCTGATTGTTTTGTCTCTTTTTGTTGTGTATTAAAGAGTCGTTGAAAAAATGTTTGTTCTGCCATCAGCTTATTCTCCAGTTTACTTGTCCTTTAGACTTGCTTAGTTCGGTTAATCCCCACACTAAAGCATCTAGTCTATCAGGTGAAGTATTATTTTCGCCAGTATAACTGCACATTTGCGACTCTAACTCTGAAAATACACCTACATGATGCACTCTTCGTTGTTCATACAAAGCTGAAATTGGTTCTGCTCTAAGTATTTTACCTCTTGTTGCTCTTACACTTCTGTAAGGAACATTGAAGTCATAGTTTCTTATAAGCCTTTCAACCAAGTCTCCACCATTGTTTACTTCAGCAACAATTCTATCAGCTTCCCACTCATAAAATGTGTTAATAGCTATTCTACCCCATTTTTCAGGAGTATGCCTACCTGATAAGTCTTCTAAAACATAAAAATGATTTTTATAATCTTTGCCTACTACCACTATGCCTGTTTCATCTGAGTTTGCATTAGATGTTACTGCTGGGTCAATAGCTACTATGATTTGTTGTAAGTCCACTTCTTCTTCTGTTCTACATTCTTCAATGAGTTGTGGTTTCCATAAAGCACCCTCGTAAGACTCAATAATCTCAGCATAAAGTTCTTGTCTACCTAAGTTAGTACCCTCATATCTTTCTTTCAGCATTTTTAAAGCACTTTCTGCTAGGTTTTCTGCATTCTCAAATGTACTACCTGTGGTTATATGGACATCATCTCTTTTAACTAAGTCTTTAATTATCTTGTTTGGTTTTGGTGTTGTAGTAATTACACACTGTGGGTTTTGACCTAATCTAAGACCAAACATTAATTGATCAAATGCTTCAGGGTATCTCCAAGCTGCTATTTCATCACACCATGCTCTATGAAACTGTGGTCCTCTTAATCTATCAGGCTCTTGTGCTGCATAACCTGTTATCTTAGACCCATTCCATAGTCTAATTTCAGATACACTTGATGAATAACCTTTTTGGTCATTTGATTTTAAAAAACATTCTTTTGGTATGACACTTAATAAACCACTCTCTCCACCAAAACAAACCCTTCTAAGGTCTCCATGTGTAGGAGCTACAACAGCACAGCTTACATTTGGATTACGCATAGCATAAAGAGCTATGTCTTCTGCACCACATCTTGTCTTACCAAATCCTCTACCTGCCATAACAAGCCATATAAGATATTCACCTTCAGGTGCTAATTGTTTTTTACGAGCAGTTTTTAACCAATCAGTGTAATGAGTCGCTGTCGCTGTTAAGGCGTTCTGTTTTAACAGCGTCAAGTAATTCCATAACTGACTTGAAGGCATCTGCTTCTTTAATTGTTGAGTGGACATTGATATTCTCTGTTACCTCTCCCATAGATATTTTGCCAAGCTTTTGTGCTAACAGTAATGCGTTAGTCAAAGCAAGAAATTGATTTGGAGCAAATGGCTTTGCACCATTGTTCATTGCGTCTTCATTAATATTTAGATAATAAGTTATTTGATTGATTATATCGTTTGCCTTTTTAAGTAATCTATCATCAAACTGTACTGAGTCTTTTGCTATTTTCTTTTGTCTTTCTTCGTTGATCTTTTCTTGTAACTCTACATTGTATTGTTCTCTAAGTGCTTTCCACCCCTCTGATTGTGATGCTCTGTATAGAGTTGCTGGTGCTACATTATATTTTTTGATTAAATTTTCTATTGAAAAATGTTTAACTTTACCTGACTTTAATTCAACGCCTTGCACAAACTCAGTTCTAATAAGAGTTTTTAATTCTTCTGTTAATTTTGTTTTAGTTGATTTTTTAGTCATGACATATCGGATATTATCATAAATAATTCCAAATCGTAAAATATTACATAAAAATAAATTACACCAAAATGGAATAATGTGTTATAATGGTTATATTGGTAAATATTTATAAATTGAAAAGGAGAATAAAATGAAGAATAAAATGAATAATATTTGGTGGGTAAATCTAAATGGTTATAGATTTGTTCAAACCAAGTCTATTGGATACAAATGGGTCTATTACAGGACTAGTCTTTCAAGATACAAAAAAATCACTAGAGCTAAATGGGATAAAGCTTGTATTAGAAGTTTAGATGAACATAGATGGCACACTGAAGTAGTCAGTTGGGCAAATGGTCAAATACATCAGAAGTATGATTCTAAAGGTAACCCTTGTGGTGCATCAATAATTAATAATATGTGGTATGAGTTTAACAAGAGACATAAGTGGGGTAGAAGAAGAAGAAGTTTTGCAGAGATTGAGCAAATGTATCTACAACATCTTGAAAAAAAAACTACTGATCAAAGGAAAGTAGCATAATGCGAGATACACAAAGACAAAAGGTTTATGACTGGGAAGACTCTCAGTCATTTATGATTAAGAAAAGTTATCTTACTGAAAAACAATGTCATGCAGTCATAAGACGATTGAATAAAATATTTAGAAAGGAAGTAACACTAAGATTTAAAAATGGTCATGGTAGTTGTTGGGCATTTAATAAAAGAGATATTTTAATTCGTAATGACTGGGGTAGATCGTATGGTGTTCTTCTACATGAATATGCTCATTGTTTAACAGGAGATAAACATGGTAAAAGTTTTGTATCAGAGTTTTGTGTTCTGCTTCATTACTTACACCCACTGCAACCTTCAATTAGTGAACTAGCTAAAAGTCTTAATGAAGCTAATGTTGATTTTGGTAGTTTTGATAAAACTATTTCCAAGAAGAGATTAAATAAAAGACATAAACCATTTCAGTCTGTATGCACTACTCCCATACCTGAACCCAAAAGATACATCAAGAAAAGAACTTCACCTAAACAAAGGGTGCAAAAACTTTTAGAACAATGGAGTGATTATTACGATGTAGCAGAATATGATCATATAGGATTCAAGTATATAAACATTAATGAAAAAGAATATGCACCTGAATGTTGGACATGGAAAGAGGTTGAAAAGTGTTTGCTTAAAGCGATTGAGCAAAAGCTACATTTACACGAAGATTATCAATGGAAGGAGTGTTAGGAAATGCACTATAAACAAGTAAAAAGACTTCCCTCTAAATCATTTGGTGGTTGGGAAATGAGAATGAATGGATTGCAACAAATAGGAATGTCTGCAAAAGAGTTTTTAAACAAATGCACAACCACAACAGAAATAACTAGACAACCTTTATCAAAAGAAGATGCTAAAAGAGTTTTGAATAGAACTATCAATAATCAATGTTGGTATTCAGATGATGGTAAATACAAAGTTGTTATAGGTGTTCTATCAGAGGGTGATGGTTTCTGCCATGATAAGTTCTTTGAAGGAACTGTGTGGTTAGCTATAAGGATTAATAATGGAGACGATTACCTGTGTGACTGGCGTGAGTTTCAAGAAATTAAAAACGAACTTTGTGGAGAAGACTATTGTGGTATAGAACTTTATCCACCTGAAAGCAGAATGGTTGATACAGTAAATGTTTATCACATTTGGGTTATGCCCAAAGGTAAAGACTTACCACTAGGCTATGCTTACAGAGATGTGTCTTATGATCAAGAACCAAATCAAAGAAAAGAAAATCAATAATACAAAATGTATTGATTAAATTTACGAATGAATTTATATTGTTAAACCCAAATATGATTTTGGGATTTCAGAGGAGAACCAAATGTCAATAGAATGTCTTAACAAAGCCATCAACCTTCAATTCAAAACACAAACCCCAACTAAACGATTAATCCTAATACTACTTGCAAACTACTGTGATGAAAAGAACAGTTGCTTTCCTTCTTATGCTCACATTGGAAAACTTGCTGGTCTTAAAGATGTAAAACACATAGCCAATATTATTAAAGAGTTTGAACAGCTTGGATTTTTAAAAGTAGAAAAAAGGTATAAAGAAAATGGTGGTAATCTATCTAATCGTTATCATATGACCCTAGAGGGTGTACACACCCCCCCTATGGGTGTACAGACCATGACCCCCCCTGTTCCCACCCCATGCAATACTAAAGAAGATACTAAAGATGATACTAAAGTATCTTATAAGCCAAAAGATAAAGAAGACTTTCTTCCACTTACCGATCAAGAGTTTGAAGACTTTTGGAACTTATATCCAAGAAAAGAAAACAAGTTTCAGGCTAAGTTAAAATATTTTAATGTGATAAAGACCTATCAAGCTGATAAATTAAAAGAGATGCTTGTTAGATACCTTAATGAGATACAAGTTAAAAAGAAAGATAAAAAGTTTATATGTCATGCTTCTACTTGGTTACATCAAAAACGCTTTCTTGATTTTGAGAACTATGAAATGAAAGAAGTTAAACAACCAAAGTCATCTAGTGGTAATTGGTATGATGAACTTGAACTCAGTTAGAGATAAAAGTCGTTAGGTTGAACAGCACCATCAGTAAACTTATAGATCAAAACCATTTCATCTTTTCTTGGTGTTCTTTGCCCAATAACATATTTAGACAATCCACCTTGACTAAGTTTGTGTCCTGTCTCTTTTTCTAGTTCTTCTATGAACTTGTGTTGTGTTAATTTGTTTTCTGTTAAATATTCTTTTAATTTCATACCTTCACCTTTTGTATATTACATATTGTATTGAAACCCAAATTGGATTATACTTCATATATTAATGAATTGAAACATACATTGAGGACATAAAATGAATAGCAACAATCCATTTGACCAGTTTGATATAGAACATCTATCAGCTAGTTCTATCAATCTATTTATACAAGATATACCTTTATTCATTGTTAGGTATTTGGCTAAACACAAATCACCAACTAATCCTGCAATGGTAAGAGGAACTGTTATAGATCACTGTATAGGTAATAAGACTTCAGTTGCAGAAGCACAAAAAGAGTTCAAGAAGATAATGAACTACGAAAAGAAACAAGGAAATGTATTTGATAAAGAAAAAGCAGATACAGAATATAACAACTTAGAAAAATACTTAGAGATTGGCATACCCTTCTATGAGAAGTTAGGAGAGCCTGTAAGCTATCAGGAAAGAGTTGAATTAAACTT